TAGCAGTAGAAGTAGAGGTTGAAGTAGAAGTAGAGGTAGTAGCAGTAGAAGTAGAGGTTGAAGTAGAAGTAGAGGTAGTAGCAGTAGAAGTAGAGGTTGAAGTAGAGGTTGAGGTAGTACTAGTAGAAGTAGAGGTTGAAGTAGAAGTAGAGGTAGTAGCAGTAGAAGTAGAGGTTGAAGTAGAAGTAGAGGTAGTACTAGTAGAAGTAGAGGTTGAAGTAGAAGTAGTACTAGTAGAAGTAGAGGTTGAAGTAGAAGAGGTATGAGTAACAGAAGTAGAGGTTGAAGTAGAGGTAGAGGTAGTAGAAGTAGAGGTTGATGTAGAGGTTGAAGTAGAGGTTGAAGTAGAGGTAGAGGTAGTAGAAGTAGAGGTTGATGTAGAGGTTGAAGTAGTCAAGCCAGTGATAGTCGTGCTAGTGATAGAGGTAGTAGTTGTAGTTGGATTACACTCACAGCAAAGGTCCGCAATCCAACAAGTATGTGTTGTATTAGATAAGGGAGTATGATTGTCCATATCGTCAATGAACTCTAAACCGCTGCCATGCCAATTATAAAACGAGCCTGACACAGAAGAAGGAGATACTCCAAACTTAAAGTCTACTAGGTCTACTTCCACGGCGCTATCATTAACGGCTCTAACACACATACCCCCCGTAGTACCAGAATCATGTCCCGTCGTGTAATCTTCTAATAAACCCATACTCCTAGAATACCTAGAAAGATTATTACCCTCAACAACACCAGAAGTATCAGAATCTAAAATGTTTTCGCTAAACCCATTAGGGAGAAAAGTAACATACCCCCCCGAAGTGTCTTGATACATTCCAGGTGTTTGGTACAAGGAACTTGTGCTGGCAGATACGCCTAGCCCGTAAAGTTTAATAAGAGATTCACGGTTTGCAACTAAACAAGCTCTTGAAGAGTGGAATTCAGCGCGAGTATGATTAGCTTCATTCTCAAGCCCATACTTACTTCTGTATCTTGCAATACCGCTATCCATAGGAAAACCTACATATGTTTGGGAAGCTCCCTCGCATAACACATTAACCCCGAACCTTGATACTTTAGTAGGTCCTAATAATTCAATTCTAGAGTTATTGGTTGCATATAGCGCAGCGGACCCCCAGTTATTACGTAACTCTTGAGTACTAGATAAAGAACCCCAAGACGTAACCGTAGTCCATTTATCCTTAAACCCTAAAAATCTAGCGCTAGAATTCTCAGAAACGGCTGCAGCCATACCTGCACTTTTATAATTAGAGGCGTGTCCAATATAACCAAGTCCAACTATGTCCGCATTTGATTGCTGAACAATCTTAATAGCAGGCTCTGCTATCATAGAAGGCTCGTCGCTCATACCATGGTTTCTCATTAAGGAACAGCTAGAAACCGAAGATATGCCTGTACCTGTAGCAGTATTACCACCCCATGTACCTACGTCGTTATATTGTAATACGCTTGGGTGTATTGCTACTGTTGAATTATTCGTAGCGTGCAAGTTTACACTATTCCAATCGCATTGAAATAAGGGAATGCCGCTTGTACCACTAGTTCCTCCGAAGTCGTTAATAAACTTAGCGAACTTCCCATAGTACAGGGTTGAATTCTCTAGGTAAATACCTTTAGACCCATTATCGTCAACACTAAACATAGGCAGGGAAACTTCAGAGTTAACTATAGTGCATCCCGATGTATTTAAAAACGAATCTAATCTTGCATCAAAGTCTATTACTGAATTCCAACACCCATAACCTAGGACATTTCCAAACGATTGCAGGTGCGCTGTTTGAGTATCCTCACCCCCAGCATTTTTAGAGTATGTATTTGTACGTTCTGTATTTCTAGCCCCTCCCACAATAGAAGAGTTAAGGCTTTGTATACCTACCTGACAACCTCCACCGATGGTCCTCATGTATTTACCTGAACCCTCAGCACTGCTAGTATCAAATATTAGGTTAGAGTGGTCTAAGAAGATGCCGACACCTCTAGAGTTCCCCTCTAGATTTTCATCATTATCCTCGAAAGCATAGGAGGCACCCCACCCCTGACTCAAAACTCTATACACTGCTAAAGATTTGGTAACGGACACGTTAGATTGATTAGCGAGGATACCTGTGGTTCTACACCTTACAACTGCGACATCCTCCAACAGAACGTTGGAATTTAGTATGGATAACCCGCTCTCTCTAAGGTACTGTACCATTTGAGGGAAAACGGAACGGAACACAGCCCCATCAACCATTACACCTTTTAACTTAACCTTATTACAGTCTTTAATTTCAATACCGCTAAAGTACGCGCCATATAAAGAGGCACAAGCCGTGTCCACGCCTGAAACAGGATTATCTCGGTAACAATTAGCGAGGCCACTGGTAACTCCATCAAACGTAACGGACGGGAAAGGCCCAGCTAAGCAACTTTCATCTTTAGTAGTTGAGCCAATGTCAGAATAGTTATCTACATAAAATCCGTCAACGGAGGAGAAGTTGTAATTACCGTAAATATCCTGGGTAAAGCTTACACCTCCATTAAATTCATGCTGGGAATCGGGAGTTTGATGGGCGATAGCAGCGCCAAGCCTCCAGCTTACCGCATTGAAAGTAAGGTCTCCAGTTCGCTGAGAAACCTTTAAAGGCAATGCAGTTTCTAAGGCAGTAGACGATACTTGGGAAGGTATATTATACTGGTCTGCGGTAACTGTAGAAACGTTTTTATAAGCCTTTACCTTGGTAATAAGCGCTGAGGTATCTGAGCCTTGATTTAATATTTGTACCTGTAAAGCTCCATCTCCGTGACACTTAATACCTGTAATGTTAAGCGCACCTAGGTTTCCGTAGTCTGCAATTTCAATGTTGAGCGGATAGTTGAGAATCCTAGGCACGGCATCAACAGCATCTTGTACGCTGGAGTAAATGCCCGATTCGCTGTCAGGGGTTGCGGTGGAGGAAACTAAAAGAGTTACGCCTGAGTATGTCCCTGAACCAGGAAATCCCATAGCTTGTCCGATTAACCTATCGCGTATTTCTAATCCTGTAGTAGCAAGATTGTCATCCGTATAGTTATAAAAGGTGCTAGGGTCATAATGAAAGACGTCAGGGAATCCAGACGTAATAACGTCCCCCCCTCCAGTAACATCATAATACTCATAAGTACGGCTCATTATACCAACCTATCTAAATCAAACATGTTCAGGGAACGGACTCCGACTCCATAAGTTGGATTACCTCCTAAGGTATCTCTACCTTCCCCTCCAAGAGCGGTAGTAGAGCGGTAAATGGAAACTAGGTTTACCTTTTTATTTGCGGCGTGTTTAGCGTTAGCGAATACATTAACCGCAGACTCGTCAACCCAATTTCGCATATACCCTTGCCAACCCAAGTGAAGAGGAGGTACTGGCATATTTGGGTGTAGCTGTCCCACATCCCAGAGCATACCCTTACCTTCTGTCATGGGGGCGTGAGTGATAAGACCGTTAATCTTTCCAGGCTCATTCGGTAATCCAGCTAAACCACGACCAAAGACAGGTTCTGTTCCTGAGGTGGTTCCATACTCTAAACCTACATGACGGGATACATCTTCAATACCTGAAGTATTAATAGCAACATCAAACATAGTTTGATATCCCTGACCACCGCACTGGTCTAAAGGAGAACCACCTCCAAGATATTGTGACCTTATGGGATATCCATCATAAGCTACTTCGGTGTAGGATTTAAGGTACCCTCTATTGGACCCAACAATACGGAATATTCCTAAATTATAAAAACCATCTATAGACCCTGCTGTGATTGAGCAAGTCTCAAAAGCACTTGCGGCAAACCCAAACTTACCATAATAGTCACAAGCAGCGCCGTTGTGCCATCTTCCAGTTGGCCCGTGCCAAGTACTATTAACGCATGCGGTTTCAGGGGCTTGACCGTTAATGAGTAGGTTAGCGGCATTTAATCTAGAAGTATCTGCTATGTTCCATAAATGAACCCTACTTCCAATACAAGAAAACTCAACATCGTTAGTGTTAAAATTCTCTTCTTGAGAGGCAGAATCGCCTTGAGTAATAACATCTGCCCCACCTACAACAAACCTAGGTAAACTTACGTCCATAGTCGGATAGTTAAGAGAGCTAATTGTGATTGTGAAGGTAGTGGAGGTAGAGGTTGAAGTAGTAGTACTAGTAGAAGTAGAAGTAGAGGTAGTGGAGGTAGAGGTTGAAGTAGTAGTAGTAGTACTAGTAGAAGTAGAAGTACTCAGGTCAGTGATAGTTGTGGAGGTAGAGGAAGAGGTAGTGAGGGTACTGGAGGTAGAGGTTGATGTGGAAGTAACAGCAGCAGTCGTTGTAGTAACAGCAGAATCACAGCACGATGTAACTAAATCACAGATATTAGACGTAATGGAAGGCGGTCCTCCTGAAGTTGTTAAGCCATCATACTCACAGCCCGTTCCGTTATAATTATACATAACCCCTGAAACGGAGGAAGAACTCATCCCGAACTTAAAATTAACTAAGTTAGCATTGACCTGACTCGCGCCTACCGCTCTAACGCACATACCTCCCGTACTAATATTTGAATGGTTGTCGTTAAGCGCACCACTTAAACTAGTCCGTGTAAAGGTATCAAAGCCCCCAGCCTCTACCTGAAGAGTACCTATCGCATTTTCTGTAAACCCGTTAGGGCAGAATCTAACAAAACTACCTGACGTTGCGGACGTATACAGTCCAGATAAAGCAGACAGCGATTTAGAGTCTACGGATGATGCGGGGGTTAAAGAAGACCCTCCCAAAGACTCCATACTAATCGTAGATTTGTTGCTTGCTACTACACACGCCCTATTAGCATGCAAATCAATCATGGTATGGTTAGAAGACGAGTCCAGTCCATAAAGAGACCCATTAGGCGCAGACTCTCCAGCGGTTATAGGAGGCCCAAATGACGCTTCCGAGTTGTTAACCGCAAGGACAGCAATACCGTATCGAGAAATTTTAGTAGGGCCAGAAAAAGTAATCTTCGAATTGCCATCAGCGCAAGTAGCCGCTGTAGTCCAGTTACGCTCCATTGCGGCTAAACTATTAAGGGTACCGTAGGAACCTAACCCTGTAGCCCCTTTACTTGTCCCTCGGATTGTAAGAGTGGAGTTCTTTTCTGCTCTAGCGCACTTACCCCCTACACCTCCATCTGTCCCAGGAGTAGCGACTACTAACTGTACGAACTCTCCATTGGAATTATCAGAGATTAAAATAGAAGGGGCTGCAGCATTATGATTGCTCATCGCTAACCGAGTTATTGTATTCTGGCCTGTACCTGAATAGGACCCTCCCCACATATCAAGATTGAGGATGGCGCTGCAGTCTTGGGCTGGGGATATTGAAGACCCTTTATCTGAGTGAATATTAATACCGTTATAGTCGGCACAGTAAGCTGGCTTGGGTTTAGCCGCACCTAGAGTTGCGCTACAACTACCGTACGCAGCGAACCACGTTGAAAAGTTGCCGTATTGAAATCCTGATTTGCTTAAATATACACCTTCATCCTGATTGTAGTCAATACTAAATTGAGGGAGAGTGATATTGGATTGGAAGGCATCCACTCCTTTTATATTACAAAATATAGATGGACGTCCATCATAATTTAAAATAGAATTCTCTAACCTGATACCTGTCTCGTTACCGAAGCAGGTTATATGAGTTGTGTCGAAATCACTTACGCCAGCGTTTTTAGGGTAGGATAAAGTTAAATCAGAGGAACGTGCCCCCCCGCCTACCTGTGAATTAATGGCTTCGATACCTATACCGCACTTCGAGATGGAGTTTATGTAAGCTCCAGCGGAGTTAGCAGCATAACTAGCGGTATCTGTAGAGCTCGTATCAAATATAAGATTAGAATCTACGGAGTAAACTCCCACCCCATTACTTTCGCGAGTTTGATTTACGGTCCTGTCATATATCCTGTGAACAAAGAAGTGCTTTGCAGTACTCACAGTAGAATTATCCATGTAAATACCAGTCTTTCTAAATCGAGAAACAGCAACATTCTCCAGTAAGACATTAGAATTTCTAATATCTATCCCTCTATCGCATAAGAATTGAGCATTATTAGGATACGTGAAGTCTGCTCCTGAAGCGGAATCTACACATACGTTTTTCAACTTAACTCTAGAGCAGTTACTAATCTTAATTTTTCTAAATGATGCTCCATAAGCCACTCCCATTAAAGAATCAGTATTTAAAAGAGGCAACCTCTCTTCGATAAGGGGTATACTGCCCGCCATAGGATTAGCATCCTCCCTCACCGTAATGTCATCTAATTCACTGTACCCTTCAAAGTTAAAGGTGTTGACCGTAGTACCACTGAACGTAACCCCATTTGCGCGAGGCCAGGGGGCATAGCAAAGTGTTTGCATCTCATCTTGTGAGTTGTTTCTCTTTTGGACATACATACGTCCATGCCTATCCCAAGGCTCACTTGCTGAGCAAGAAATACCTAGCCGAGTAGAAGCTACCGCATACAAAGATGCTTGGAATCCAGCCGCTGTAAGCTCAGTAGGCATACTTTGCAAAGCACTAGGGCCATATGTATAAGATGCAGATAAGGTGGGGCCTGTTACACCAAAATCTTCTAGGTACTGGCGGCAGGTAATCTGTAACCCCCCGTCTCCTTCCCCTTGAATATCTTTTATCTCTAAGTCGCCTAAATCCCCAAAATCACAAATCTCAATAAGTACGGGTATTCGCACCCTGCGAGGTACAACCTCTAACGCTTGTTGAACGGTTTGATACACACCCACGCTTGACGCGGATTTTGGAGCATCGGCAGAAACCGTTAACGTTACTCCTGTAAGAGAAGTGTCCAAGCCGAGATATTGCTTGAATACATCCGAGCGAGTCTCTAAATCATTAATAGGTAAGTTATCTTCTTCCCAGTTATAAAAGCCACTAGCATCGTGCTTATAAACCGCAGGGAAAGCATACCCTGAAAGGTTTTGGTCTCCGCCCTCAATATCAAAATAATTATAAATACGGTCCATTAGAATTCAATAGTCCAGCGAAATAGCACAGAAAAGGAATCTTGCTTAGCAAGTGGAGTGAAGTACCTGTAGGCACATAAATAGCTACCCTCAGTCGCAGATGAGTTAGGATTTCTACTAAATAAGCCAATCTCATTAATAGTAATACCGTTTACAGCCTCGTCTCCTACCATTACCTGGTACATTACGCGAGTAGGGCTTACCTTTTTAATATAAGGCCACGGAATAATTCCAAAGACCTGGTTGGTGGTAGGCGTACCAGAGCTTAAATCATGAGTACTGATTTCAAAGTTTGCAGTCCCGTACTGTACAGAGGTAAGAGGGGCCGCTAAATCTCCAGTAGAAGACACTTGACGGGAATAGTTTCCACCAGTCCCTAATTGAAAGTATTGAATTTGAAACGGTTCTACTGTCCCAGGTCCTGAAGAAGCGAACGCCGCCAGTAAAGTGTACCCCATTCCAGAAGTAATGACGTTTTTATCTGAAAAATGCACCTCCTCCGTACCATCAACATAAAGCTTGATGACTTCTAGGTGGCCTTTAATCCTGTCTCCAGACCCGTAATCTAAAATGGTTTCCATTATATAAATCTAATTTCCCAACTAAGACGAATAAACTTATTAGCTCCCGTAGTGTATGACAAGGGCGTTCGAAAAACTTTCTTAGCCACTAATCTGAATACGGGGTTTCTAGTTACATCACTTAAGTTATATAGGCTATCGGCGGTAGCGGCCGAAGTGTCATAAATGGCACTCAAATTGAACCCATTTGTTTTAAGCTTCCTGTAGGTTTCATCTACGTTAAATGTGTGTAACCCTATCGCTCCTACACCTCCCTGCATCTGGAAGTAATCTAAGGCTCCAGAGCTAACATCTAATGTATAGGTCATAGAGCTTATTGATGAAGTAGCGTTAAACCCGTTTACGTAGTAAGGTAATCCTCCTTGGTATTTCGGGCCTTCATACCCAAATAGTACATACCCGTCAGAATTAATTACGTCGTATGCATTTAAAGCAGATTTCGCCTCAACCCCGCTAATAGCAAGCCCAGCGGAGGGAGCCCAGTTAATATTACCTAAAGCTCTATCCAAGTTTATAGATGATAGAGAGGCTGATAAAGCTATTTGGTTAGTATAATGACCTAACTCTGCGTAAGGGGTGATAGGTGACTGTACAGTAGTTTGGTTGGGGGCTGGGAACTCGGGCATATCCATTTCAGGGTAAGGACCATTTGTGTAAAATTTCCAATTACGCAGAGTAATAATATCGTTCGCAGCCCAACTGTACATAAAGATGGAGGTTTTTATCTTAGTAGTCTTATCGAAACGTTCATTTGTAAGGTCGTATTTTGTACTAGTGGCAGTTTTAATCACATTACTAGTGGCTCTCTGAAGAACCCCACCATCATACTCATTATTAGGTATTGACGAAAGTGCATACTCACTCCACGTACCTTCGCTCGCACTCCACCATACTATGGCTCCATCTTTGGTTGTAGCGCATGCCCTCCACTTTATGTTAGGCTCTGGGCCCCACCAAACAGTATTAGCAGCTTCATTATACTGAAAAGTAAACGACCTTTGAGTGGCGCTTGTAGGGAGGTGGATTTCGTCTAGGTTTTCGATATAAGATAACTGACATGAGGGGTAGTCTCCCTCAATAAAGTTATTATTAGCAGCTAAAATTAAGCTTGCGTTGGATTGATTAAGAGCGCCATTAAGTGCGATAGTCGCAGGAGATTGAAGGCACGCGCCAGTATGAACAAGGCTAGAAGGGGGGTAAACATTCAAATTATCCGCCCACTCAACATAAGGCTGATTAATAATATCAAATCTTTGCGTGTTTACATAAGTCTCCGAGGTTAGAATGTCCTTGTCGGGTGTACCTGTAGCTGCAACTAACGAATCGTCTACTATGTTTATTGTATTAAATTTATAAGCTTTTCCCGCACCTCCAGTCGTTGCTGTGCTTTGCATTAAGTATAGCCTATAATCAGAATCAGCGGCATGACACGAACCAGAAGAATCATACATTGCCTCGATAGGATACGCCCCTAGTAAATTTATAGTGTTTGAGGTTGCCTGCGTATTAGAATTAGGTACATTTCCAGACGTTAGCCCGCTTAATATGTTCTGGCCTGAATATGTTATATTATGCCAACACTGGTTGGTTCGTGGGCTAGTAAAATTAAACGCCTCCTGAGTGTCTTGCGCTATGGTTTTTGGGTATGAGTTAACGCGTAAGTTTTTAACGAATGCGGGGTTTGTACCTCCATTCTCTAAAGCTAAGAGAAGGTCGTATGCGTTATTATCATTTGGCTTAACAATATCTATAAGAGTGTTAAGTTCAATTTGAGGTGCGTTAAAAGCCGCAAAGCCACTTCCATAAATAGAGGATGAGTCTAGGTAAATACTAGCGCTTACGGAACCTGACGATACCTCCCAACCCCCAGACTTAAAATTAAACCATCGCTGATTACCGTTAGCGTCAAAGCCTACGGTTCTCAGGGAAATCTTCAGATGGTCCGTTGCGACAACTCCCGTCCTGAAAGTTCTTATTACCTCTCCACTTAATAGGGCAGGGTTATTAGTAGGCAGCTCAAAGGTTCCACTTACAGTAGCTCCTCCAGAAACCTCTAAGCATAAATCCGAAGGTCTCACTGTAGCAGACTGCAAATCTACGCTATTAGGTGGAGTCGTGGGAGGGTACTCAGGTGAAAAAGCAAAATTTGAAGGAAGTCTTGTTTCCCGTAAAGGGAAACTACTTGACGTAGACAAGTAATTATAACCTGTAGCAGAACTTGTATCTGAAGTAAACCTCTTTACGATAGCAGTATTAATAATGTCAGAGCCTGCTGTGAACGCTGCGGTACCGCTAAAGGCAGTTATAATAGAGTACTTTTTAAGAGGCTCCATTTTAAAAGGCTGCGCCAGATAAGTTGTGCTACTTAAGGGTACTGCAGTCGGAGCGGCTCCAACAGAGCCTTCAGCATTTATAAACAATGCAGGGTTTCGATAGTCATTATCCCACACTCGATGCATTCCCTGCCCTGAAAAAATATTCCCCCAGCGCCACCCCCTTAGCAAGTTTACGTTCGAATTCCAAAAATAACACTTGAAAGTATCGCTTAGGTCACGACAGTAAAACTCGAATTCAACGCTAAAAGTATGATTAGCGCGTGAAGATGGTATGTTAATAAACTCAGATATGGTACCGCTAATGCTCGCTTCTGCATAAAATACCATAGGAGACCCACTTCCACCCCACGAATTTCGACCTAAACCTGCTGTAGAACTAAAATTATAATACTCCCCAGCGGTTCGGTCTCGTACGTTAAGATGAATCCGAGAACCCGCTCCTCCCGAAAGAGAACTAAACTGCGCGGTTATTTCAGCAAGTACATTGTCAGTACCGTCCACTACTGATTCTTTAAGAATTTCAGGAGTTCTTACAGTAAAATGTTGTTTTAATTTTACAATCCCAGAACCGTCAGCCACTTGGGGAGGATATGCAGTATTTTGAAAAGAACGAATGTAGAGTATACCGTCGTCAGCCTCTCCGTAAGTAGATGAAGGGGTAGTCCCCGATAAAAAGCTATAAATCCCAGATACATCCTTTAGGTCATACCTGGAGCATGAGCCAAGTCTTATAGTATCTTCGAATTCGGAGGAAGTTATACCATAACGTAGGACGCTATAAACTTCCCATCCATTCAGCTCGTATAACGAGAGTATCTCGTTCATGTGAACCCCCGACAATGCCCTGTCTAGGGAGTAATCCCTAAAATTCCCGTTTAATAACAGGGGGTCTAATAATGAAAAATCGGGATTTACTAACTGCGAGTTAGGGGTAATACCGCCAGAAACGTTTACTGACGAGAATTGATGGTTAGGGATATCTGAGTTATAAGCCCAAACCGTACCATCTAAAGGGTCTAGGTTTTTATACACCGTGTTGTTGTAGGGCGAGCGAGGTGTAGATACATAACCAGAAAGTGCGCCTAAAGCATGAACTCTATCAAAGGCTGAACGGTTAGGGCTTAAAGTGAACCCTTGGACGGTGAAGTTAGAAACATTATACGAAGAGGATACATCAGCATCAATAGCGGAGGATGCAGGTATACGCGTAAGCATATTCACTACATGCTCTTTCATTCCATCTACAATAAGATTTCTCTCTTGTATAATAGGCGTGGATTCAGTAACGGGGTTTCCCCCGTCTAAGTACCCTTGATAAATTGAAAGTGTTCCTTGCATGTCAGTCCTTCATATTGAAACTTCTGTATGTGTATGAGCCCTCAGTTGTTGACCCACTATTAGTAGAACCTCCAAGAAGCTCTACGTACTCTGCCTTGCTTCCCCCAGAAACCTCAAAGGAGGATGTAGAGTAAGTCGCATCACGAGAGTAACTTGTAGTAGTTAGGCCATCCCAGAATGTATAAATGGTATCAATCTCTTTGCTATTAAAGTAATTCATGGATTGATTTAGTACAGTATCTACCACGGAAATTTCATAAATTACAATCCCATCCCTTACGGTGTTATCAAAAATATCATTTGTAGTGTTACTTTTAACCTTTAGAAGATACCCAGTAGAGGAAGTATGTACATCTCCTGATTTAAAAGTATCTCCACAGGGAATAGATTTTACTGTAAATATGTCTTGCGTGTGAAATGATGCAGATAAAGTCTCAGGGCATCTAGCAGTCACGCTTATAGGCAATACTTTCGTAAATATATGGTCATCTACTGTCGTCGATGGAATCCACTTCTCATCCCTCCAACAGAATCTCCATTCAACAACTGCGCCTATATCGTCAAGAACACCTGACGTGCTAAGCTCTACAGCTAAGCTTTGAACTTCTAAATTAGATTGAGTTCTAGCTGCAATATCTACCTTAAATTGGGATTGAGGTCTAAGCTTATTGAACTTTTGATTGCCTGCATACTGAGGGTCAAAAGGAACTACAATCTCAAGAGGGTTAGTGTCAGGGGAAAATAAGGCAATACTCGCACCTAAAGCGGCGTTTAATACAGCGTCTTTGTCTCCGTTATTTACTACAGCAAAAGACTTAGAGTTTGAATGCGATTGCCTGAATTGTATCCCTGATAAAATCTCATTAGTAATGTATTCTCCTGAAGTCCTGTAAACTCCTGACAAGCTATACTCGGAATAAGCATCAGGCGCAGCGTATAAATAAGGACGGTCACTAATCGTCATAAGCCTCTTATTATAGTTTGCGTACCTAAGCCCCGCAGCGGCTCTAGGAGCGACTACAGAAGACCATTGGAGTTCATACCCTCCAGTGTACTGTCCTTGCGGTAGGGGCGTTAGAGCCCCAGCTACGTTATCGTCGATTAGTCCTTTGTACCTAAAATCGCTATTCCACAAAGTAGGGCCATAAGCATAAGATATAAAATTATAACCTCCATAGTAAGGAATATTAGGACTTACAGTATTTGCTAGAATACTACTAAATTCATTCTTATAAATATGGTAACTGCTATGAACGCTATCTCCAAAATCAAAGCTCCTATAATCTAAATCTGAGAATCTCGGATTTGAATTACGGCGAATAGTTCTAGAGGTCATAGCCTTCATAACCCCTTTCATGTTATTTCTAAGGATTGGGACGGAGCTACAAGCTGTATTTGTCTCAGGTACTGCGCGGGAAGGGAAAAGGGAGGATAAAGCGAAATCGACTGACATCAACCCTTCTCGCGTACAATCAGTACCTGAGAAAAACCCGCTATTGTCCCATACCGTAGAAGACATAGGTAAATAATCTTGTGTATCGTACTCAAACCCTTTAGAAATGTACTCCCAGGTAGTAGTGTACTCATTAAGGGTGGCGTTTGAAGTAGCAATACCATAATGATTCATGGCTATGGGCTGGCCCTTTCCTGGTCGAGTGTAGGGATAACATGGAAGGGCGTAGCGGTAGTTCCTTCTACGAGAGGCGTTTCTATTTAAGTCGGTAGCCGAAACATACCAAAAATTATTTGAACCTGCGCTGACCCATAAAGGAAGAACTCTACCATCTCCATTTATGCCTTCGGTGCCTAGGGCACCTGTTCCGCTTGTCCCTGCCCAAAAATCAGTCCTATAAGACCGTAGATACTCTGTATTCCAATCATCAAGGCAGTTATCTGTTAGAATGCACAGCTTCCCTAGGGCTGTATGAGTGTCTTCTAAATCTTCATATAGTGTTATACGAGCAACCACATGCAGGGGGAGAAAAGTTCTCAGGATATCTACGTAAACTTGCAACGCCGCTTTGTTTCTAAAGGAATCGTAACGTGCAACTGTATAATCTAAGGAAGATGCTTCAAAGGCTCCAAAAATAAAGGAAGATTTTGTATTCCAAGTATCAAATAAACTCAAAGCGCTAGTATGCCCGTACTCCACAAATTTAGAGTAATTAGGAGGTAAGGACATTGCGCTCGTGAAGAACCTGAAACCGTTATTAGCGCCAAGGGCAGGAGCGCCTGAGAGGGCATACACTTGATTCAAAGCACTCATTACGTAGTCCTTAAAAGCTAAAACGTAAGTCTCGTTTACTTCAAACCCAAAATCGTTGCGGCTTCCTGATAAGGCACGGCAGAAAAAATTAACCCGCGCAGGAGTTAGCTCGCACTCTTTATAGAACCCATACTTCTCCCATGGGGGTACGGCAACATGAAATCCTACATCGCCTGTAGGAGAATCAGAAGGATAATTCCTGTGATAGAACCCCTTTAACCCGTTCAAGGCAAGAAGACACTCCCATACCTTATTATCTTTAAAGAGTACACCTCCGATTAAGATAGCTGAAAAGGTGTTAGAGTAATCTTCCAAGATGCCGTCAACTAAAAATCTGTAATTTCTATCTTTCGCATCCGAGTAGGTAGGGGGAGCTTGATTGAACCTCACACCAGAAGGCCATGAATCCCTAAACGTTGTACTTACAGAACTAAACTCTAAACCCTCTTTAGCAATAAAAGATTCTGTTTTTACTAGGTAGTAAAGCAATTTAGGGAGATAGGATTCCCATGTCTCGCCCACATCAGAAGCGGCGAATACCCCATCTGGGAATATTAACCTGCAGGCTGCGTCAAACCCAACAACGCTACCTTTAGTCTTGTACATCATTACGGCGTTTCTTAGTTGGGCTCTCCATTTGGAGTAGTCACCCGTAAGAAATTGCCATCCAACATTATTCGCCAACAACTCTAAGAATTTCTCAGGGCAGTCATCTATACTTAATAAGTCTCCTATCTCTTCTATAATTAAGTTTATATCAGCAATGCCTAAACTAATAGCCTTTAGGAACCTCTGAAAGGGCCCAGCATCCCTCATCTTAGAAGGGAATCCTCCTGTGCCGTCTAATAGCACGCTTAAAGAGTCTTCATAAAAGGAACTATTTTTTAAACGGTCATCAGTCCAAGTCTCCAACTGTTTTTGAATAGCAGTAAACATCTGAGTCCCAGATAGGTACTCATTAGCCGATAAAGAGGCGGTTGAGCTTGCATGGCTATAAGGAAAGAAGCTTCCGTAATACGTACTGTCGTCTCTACCCTCCCAGAAAAATCTAAACAGGGAATTTAACGCATTCTTCGTAGTTAAGGTTTGCCCTTTAAATAAAGGGGGTATCATATATTCAACCATTAACGCGGAAGCATCTCCAGATGCATTCGTAGCACTTAAAGAAGATGTATTTAGGAAATAAAACATTCCCATAGTTTCTATTAAATACTCATGAACAGAAGAGAGTGAGGAGTAGGACCCAAACGCTAACCCTGACATGTGAGACAGCAATCCTGAAGGGTTATTTAATTCAGCGTCAGGGAGAAAGGTGCCTGTGAACCAGGAAGTAAGCTCCTCTTGAGTTTGAAACGAATCGAACGTTAAAGCGTATGGAGCTAAAATATTACGCTGAAAGTCATTAGGACTTAAATTAGTTTGCTGGTTAGGAACAAAGTATTTCGCCACAGCAGATGTTGGCATACGTTCCGTTAAATCAAAACTACTAACCGTCAAGTATAAATCATTTTGAATAGCAGCTTTTAGCATTTTGCCTAGGAAGGTTAAACTTACATCTTCCTCCTCCCCGTAAAGGCGAAAATCCGTTTCCCGATAAAATTCGGGAACCATACGGTTTACTATTTCGATATAGTTATACTTTGTAGTAGATGAGGACATTATACGTACTGCACGTTTATCTCTATATTATTCAACTGTAGTATTTCATTAAAATCTACATAAATATCATTAGCGTAATTGTCAATCGAGAAGAATCGGGCTCCTGGGTCTCCTAGAATATAATTAATAAGTTCAGCTAAAATGAGAGGCTTCCCAAAATCCATAACATTTGTAGAGAAGTATTCCTGAATAAGACCTGCGACACGTTGCTTAACATCCTCAGAAGATAGCTTTTGCTGCTTGTCGATATAGAGGGTAGTAACCAAATCTAAAGTTCTCGCTATACCATCAACAATAGTAAGCTCATCAGTCATCATTCTGTACTTGTCTAGGTAGGCTAATAACTCAGACTTAAATTCAAACGCTGCTCTTTCCAGGTGATTTTCGGTAGCTTTTTGAAGCACAAAAATATCAATCATGTTTCCCGCGCTTCCGTTGTCTCGCAACACTGCTAAAGCTTTACCTGTTTTACCTAGAACGCTCCTGAAGCGATTAGCAAATGCGGTGTAATCTTGACCTGTCACAGCCCTATACTGAGCCGCAAACCACATAGGACCGAAACGACGAGCCTCCTCTAGGGATTGAGCGTCTACGCCACCTGTTCCTGGTCTGTTGTTTGTAAAGGAGAATGCTCTGGGAGTCCCAGGGCTAATACTGAACTGAGCTGTGTCAGATTTAGAGATAGAGTTGGAACCTACATTACCTCTCAAGCCTCCTCCTGTACGATACATTACCCTGTACTCTGAGCCTGGGGGAGGGGCTTTACCGATAACACCATCCCCAAAGCGTAACTCACAGGAAAAGTCTTCATTGTAAACAAGCTGAAATGCAGGGGTTCCAGCAGACGCAAACCATATATTATCAATCTCAGTGAACCAGTCATCTACTGAGGAGACCACGACACTACCCTCTACTACAGAAGGTAACGTTAATTTTATAACCTGACTAGTTGAGCCAGTTAAAAAGGTCCCATCCTGGGTCTGCAGCTTCCCTTCTAGTAGAAGTAGATTAGACGCAGTAAGACCATCGTCTTCGAAATCAGCAGCATTTAATGTAATATTAGCAGCTTCCATATCTATATTTCCATTCGCATCTACGTCATAGAGTGTATAAGATAAAGATAAATTGTCTCTAGTGCTAATCATATCGACATTTCTGGCACTTTGAGGGATTGTCATGGTGACAGCACCAGTAACAGCGTACGTCTCATCAGTAACCGTTAACACTGCATTAGCCTTCGCAGGAACAGGACCTCTTAAGGATATGCCAATTAACTCCAAAAGCTTAAGCAACCCTTCAGAGGTTTTAGCAGTAGAAATATAACTCTCCTGCGCTAAAGCATCGGCCTTGAAAGATAAGACAGCGGCTTGATAGGCAAATAGTTCTGTAAGCATCTGACCTAAATCTGACTCAACAAAATTATTGTAATCTTGAGGATAAACAGATTTCACATACTCTTTAAAGCTTGCTTTAAACTCATCGAAATCTGCTGTAGAGAAATCAATTAAATCTTTTTTAAGTGCCTCTGGAATACCTCCTAAGCGGAGCCAGTCTGAAGTTACTTGACCATCAAACCCGCTAGGGTTATAAATAGAGTCGAAGGCGGGGTTTGAATTTGGTACGTTTTGGTCAACCATTGATAGTAACTCCTTGTGTGTTTACAGTTAGGTAAATTCCCTCTGTAGTGAATACATTATTCTTTATAGAAAATGCTAATTCTAGAAACATTTCCGAGGTTTCGGTTTGGGGGGTCAAAGAAAAACTTCTTATAATTATTCTTGGTTCGTACCGCTCTATTGCAGTTCGGATAGAGTTTTCTAGAGTTTCAACCGTATATGAATCCATCGGTGCAAATACTGAAGAACGTAAATCTGTACCAAAGTCTAACCTCATAGGACGTTCACCTCTCTGAGTTAGAAGTAACTGAATTAGGCCATCCTTAATAGAGGTCTCGTTGAAGTTTCTAGAGAACATACCTCCCGTATTATCCGTAAGGCAAGGCCATGCTAAACCCTTAACAGCGTGTACGTTGTTAGTAGTAACAAATTGTAAATCTCCGTAACTAGCCATTATAGAAGCCTAAAGGGGGTAGTGATTCCTGTAAAGAAAGGACGCTGTGCATTATAATTTATAAGTACCTCTTTAGTAGATAGGGGTTTTCCGTACATCTTGAAACTTCCTAGGTGCCCATCTAATCCACTGCGTGCTAACTTGTAGTTAGACCCTGTCGGTGTATACCCTCCAAGGCCAGGAGAATTAGTAGAAAGTACGGAATGCTGGCCGACAGGACCTCCATTCGCCTCCATAGCTACTCTAAAGTAAGAATCATTTGTATTGGTCCCTAGGAAGCCTGGGAAGGTGGAAGAGAAGACGGGTGGAGACTCATGACCTATACCGTCAGTAAACCCTCCCCCTAAAATCCAGGGGGTAAAGATAGGAGGTTTACCCTCTAAGGTTCCCTTATACAGTTTTTCCCCGAATCGCCCTTGAGGGTCTTGATAGCTCCCTTCAGATATACGGGTCGGAATATCTAAAGCGGTACCAGCCTTTACACCAAAGGACGTGCTAACATTAGCCGAAGCTATAAACTGCCCGTTAACATAAGCCGTGATAGTGTCCGTGGGAAGGTCACAAGCTATAACATAGTGCGTAAAAGCGCCTGAAGCAGACCCAATAGAATAACCACTCGCTGTAAGAGTATCTACAGGTATCTTGAAACCGTACTCTGTAGAGCATGCCGCTCCACCCTCTCCGCTAACCTCCTCAGCTATACACACACTCTTACCCCAACGCTCGTTGTTTTGAGATACTGTAGGAAGAACAACGAGCTCTAAGCCGCTGGCGTTTACAGTGCCAGGGTCACCCCTATCTCTCCACCCTACAATCATACCCCTTGTTCTACCACTCCCGTTCTGACCAACTCCCCCGTAACCAGCGGTCGTTATTACTGTAGTCGTAATGTCACTAGTTACAGGGTCCCCACAGTTTTCGTTTGCGGCTACTAACTTATACCTGTGAGCGGCAGTTAGAGTGGAGGATAGCCCTGGAGTATGCGCCCAGAAATCCATTGACCAACCCCTTTTATTATACATTAAGGAATCTAATGATTGTGATGCTGGGTAGAGCTTGCTATCTCTCCAATTGTTAGGGAGGCGTACGTAAGAGCCTGTGGAAGCGTCCAGCCAGCCATACCTAAGACCGTACTTACGGTTTATATTATGCAAGGAGCCTGTTAAATAAGGAATGGTCACCCCTGAAACGAAAATGGATGAGGCAGAAGAGCCTACCATCTTTGCATTTAAAGGATAACCTCCATTAACGTAATTAGTAACTCCAAAAGTGGTGGAGCTTGGAGCTACAACAGCACTTGGTTCTAGAAAGTTATAACAAACGACAAGCTTATCCTGCACTATAGAGCTATCGAGTGTCCTAAGGAAAGGCACCGTACCAGAAAGGGCTGTATCCCCAGAGGTATTAACCCAGTCAGTTACCCCCATAGGAGCTATGGACATTTCGGGGATAGCTTGAATAGGTTCCCCAGGCCCCTGCTCTAAGTACACGGGAGCGCGGGGAGACGTAGTCTCATCCAAATCTGATGAATGCAACATTGTATCTTCCTGAAAGTTTAAACCTGGAATTAAACCTACATCTTTCAGATAAGAAAAATCATTAATGGGGATTCTTGGAATTGGAACATGCACCGTATCTAACGGCTCGCCTGCTATATTCTGCCCATTGTTGGCGTATGTATGAGTTAGGAAGGGTTCCTCAATGCCACATTGAAGTAAATCAATTGGGTCTGCTGCTGTAAAAGCGTCTAACCTATAAAACTCTCCTGGGCCCTCTATATCTCCAGGGGTAGTAACCCCAAACGGGCCAAATAGAGCCGCAATTTGAAGTTGTTTCTTACGCTTTTTAATCTTGCTTTCGTAAGCATGACCAATGCTTGCATAGCTCTCCTTGTAGTTTTTAATAATGGCAGATGAAAGCTCATACCCTTCACTAAGCATATCATCTATCCTGCCCGAAACTGACTGTACCTGAAGATTTCGGTCATTCTCTAAATTTGCCAAAACATCGTCATACTTATAGAAATCTTTAACAGCCCCAGACTCATTTTGATACTCATAGGATAGGATGGTATCTGCGAACCTCTGGGAGTTATCATTATTATATAACTGCCCTTTACCTCCTCGGTTAGCCGCGTACCGTAATTCCCATGAACGGGAATCAATCTTCATGGCAGTCACATAGGGAATCGAGCCATTCCTAGAATCATAGTAGATTCCATCTTGAGATAAAATAAATTTTCCAGTAGTGGATATAGGAGGCCCGTAGACCGTTCTAAAGATGGAAGCATCCTCATCGACTATTTCAGTGTCAAGCAGTTGAGCCGCTATTATGTCTATGGCTGCGGAGTTCTCAACAAAAGGAATTACAATTTTATTCTCGACCAGAGCCTCAAAGGTATCTAAATTGGCCTCAGTGGCGCGTTCAAGATTCTTAGTAATAATATCTAACTGCTCTGCGGTAAACGCCCCAGACTGCCCTAGCTCTGCGAGTGTATTCTCTAAGGCGTCTTGCACTCTACTAAAATTAACTTTTGGACTTGGTAACTCTCCCGAAGCTCTCTTTTTTATAACTTCATTTACGGACTCTATTTGAGTGATAGTCTGCGCTAACTCCCCTTGCAATCGGATAATATTTTGGGAGGATTCAAGCCTCTGCAGGTCTAAAGCGGTTGAGGTACCTGCTTGAGAATCACCGTCACCTATTTGGTCGCTAAGGTCTGAGCCCATAACGTCGATAGCGGCTGGGCTGGTATCGGTTCCAGGCGCGATGGAGTCAGGCTCGTAAGGCTCTTCCTCACCATCTACCAGCGTTTTAACCATATCATAAACATTTTTAGCCATCCCCGCAATCTCTACAGCAGATTTAATCGTCGCTAAAGTATTCTTTAAGGAAAATGTCGTCCTACCGCCTTCCGTATTTTCAACTTCAGATACACCGTTCATTTTATCGGAGCGTGCTTTTTCCGCAGACAACTCCGATTGCTCATCTAGGCCCTTTTGAGTAAGACCGTTAGACAAAGCCGCTAAAGAGTTTGTAGGTAAAAGATTTAGTGTATTTTCAGAAATCATGTTTAATTAGGCTTGAGTTAATGGAGTCGAGTCAATAAGAAATAGCTTATCCTTATCAAAGACGGGGGGAGTGCTGCCAATAGTAAGCACTTCTTCAAGAGCAGCTACTCTATACTGAAGAAGTAGTGCATTAGACGCTGCTACCCACCCCGCAATAGCGAGGGAATTAGCGCCTGATGCAGCGTTGATACCTGAATTCAGGTCCATTGCAGTTAAGACTACAGCAAGGCTGTCGTAAACCGCAATTATATCTGAGATAAAATCGGGGGTATAATTAGGTCCAGGGGGTGCAGAATGTGTCATAGTAGTATTTAGCCTTAGATAACAGGAGTAGGTATTCCGTGGTTACCTACGTGCATATGAGTATTAAGAGTTCCAGTGACGCCTGTTAGGGTTGCGGTTCCGTTGAACGCCATGGAAGCGGAGTTAAAGGTAGTTAACGGTGAATTTACAGTAAAGGAAGGGGAATCTATGACAATAGAAGCGGGGGTCATAGTGATAACAGATGCACCGCACGTTAGGGTGATAGCAGTCCCAGCCTCTATTCTAATCTCGCCTACTGTAGCATTGTAATCTATATTTCCAGTATCGGCCTGTTCCTTAATATCCCCTTTAAGGCTAACGCGTAGAATATCTTTCTCAACAAGTAAATTGTAGTTTCCTTTCGCTACAAAATCTTTCATGTCGCCCGTACCTAGCTGGTCCCTTCGCATAGGACCTTTACTGGCTGGCATAACCGTCATAACTTGAGACCCTTTCTCCGTGGTGTAATCCTGATTTCGTATAGTATGGATAGTGGAGCTATCTGGATTATCACCACCCGTACGTATAACAATTCTATTCTTATGCTCGTCAGTTATAGTTATACGGTCCATTCTCATCTGCGCGGGGCCGTCATCTATGTGAATCTTCTTGCCTGATGCGGCCTGTAGAAGGAGGGAGTTATCATGCCTACCCTTACCCGTAATCTTATGGGACATAATAAATTTATGACCGCATTTATGCTTCCAAACATCCTGTTGAGGGAGGAAGTTATCGGCGTACACAAGCCCTGCCTCAGGTACTCCACTGTCTAGGATTATACTATTCTTAAAAGGGTCTCTTTGCAAGTAGTCTTTTTGAGTATCGTTACCCTCATCAGCGTCATTCTTATCATCTGATACTGAGGACTGGCCTCTCCGCTGAATCATCTGCGAAGTTAAAGACCCCACATACACCCATTTATAAGGAATGTCAGTGGACTGCTCAAATGCGTTTAAATGTTTTAAAGCGTTCGACGCATCTTCGTACATTATAACCGTACCCTTTCCAGGCATCGAAAATATACCCTGACCAGCTCCTATGTTCATTGAGAGGTACACGACAGGTATAGCAGTTCTAGCAAGTTGACCTTTAGAATCTACAGGCATAACTTTTATTATACCCGCACTTGTAATATCTTTCGTATCTACTACAATTCCAAGCCTCATATGGAGTCACCCCCTACCTGAAGTATCGTGTATTTTAGCATCTCTTCTTTTGTGTTTGGTAATTTAGGAACTAAAGTTAAGGTAGTTTTATACCCATTAATGTCAATCTTATGACCGAAAGAGCTTATAGTGTACATGCCAGTTAGCCAGTGATACGTCCCAGGGTCTCTAGGTTCATGCACCCACAAGGCGACACTTCTATTTTGAATTTCATTAGTCCAAATATCCATCTCAGGCACTCCCAGAATCTCTAGATTAATGTCTGTTATTAATTTTTTAAATATGTTCAAGGATTGAATTTTAGCTTGAAGCAAAATAGCGTTCGCAGGGTCATTTAAAGAAGTACCTCCCTCCTCTAAGACTTTTTGTAGAACGCTTAAAGGGGACTTGGTAACGTATTGAAAATAGGAGGTACTTGAAGATAGTTTATTTGGCGCTCCATTAGGATTCTCCCCCGTCATTCTAAGCAAGATTCTGTCCTGGGTCTCGGGGCTAACTTGAGGGAAGAATATATGAGTTAGGTTATTATTTAATATAAAATCTAGGTCTTCCGCCACTTGCGCAACGAGTTTAGCCTTACCCGTAGGATTATTGCCTCCAGAATCCTGAACGCTTTTCTTAAAAGTTGTCAGCGTGACCGATTGAGCTAGGGCCTTATCTACAGCCTCCGTAGGAAATGCTTGCTTGCTGACTACATCCTCCTGATTCTCTATACCTTGAACACTAATTCCTAGCCCTGTATCATACGGTCCAGTAGAGGTTATGCTGTTAGTTGAGGTGGCCGTGGACCCAGCCCCAGGAGCTACCTGACCCTCATGTAACTGCATACCGAGCGTTCCAATTACAACGTCTTGATAGTCAGAGTCTTCAAACCTCTTCGCCACGTTATATAACTTTTGCACTACTACAGGGGTTTGCCTAATCTCATTGAATATAGAACCTTGATTTAGCCGCCAGTTTAAAGAAGTAATAATATTATCCTTTCGATTATTAAAGCCTGTCGCCAAGGAGATGGCTTGGGGGTTTGTTTTTGACTGAATAGGGAAGGATTTAATACTTCCTTTACTGTTAGAAAACTTAAAAATATCACTCATAGCATCGCTATCCGTTATAATCAATACCCCGTCATCCTTTTCCCAGTCAGGTACTGTGGGGCCAGAGCCTTCAAAGAGAGTTCCCATAGCAACCTCGACGGAACCTCGGTCTTTTGTAGGTACATGAGCGAACTCTAATTTCCCTGTTTGAAGATACCTTGAAGTCCCTTTGAAATACTTATCATTTAAACGTTCTATCATACGAGATAGGTCTGTCATTAAGTTATGAGAGACAAATTGAAGCGTGTGATTTTTAACAGGCACTTCAGCTAAAGCCTTTTGTGTGACATAATCGGGAGCTAGTTGCGCTACTTGGGAATTTATTTCATACAAATCATTCAACTCATCAACCTTTTCTTGTTTTCTAGCCTCCAGCGCTTGCAGAGCCGATTTTATAGACATTACTACCACATCAGTGGTGTCATTAGGGTCAATAGGATATGACAAAAGCCCCATCTCATTACCCACTGATGTGGTAGTGCCTGGGTCGGGGTAGGCTTCAGACCATGCAAGGTATAAGGCAGCCTCAGGAAAAGGCTTGTCTTGAACCCTATTATTTTCGTGGTATGCAGGGTTAACAGCGTAGAAATACTTATTATCATTTAATATGGTTTTTAGCTGAGCCGAAGTTAGTTGAGTTTTAGCAACCCCATTTATATCCCTATGTACTAAAGTATAACCTAACATGGGGGCGGGACCGCCTGCTAGGATTACGACAGAGGGGTTATTATCAACTCTCGTAGGGTCCACAATTGTAACCTCCTCGGTGTACCCGTCGGCGGCTGCTACGGCATTCTCGGCCGCCTGTACAGAAGCAGTAGTTGGGTCATTAGGGCTCCCTTGGTCAGGTGCACCTACACCTTGATTAGGCGAGGGGGCTTGGGAGGCTGGTTTTAAATCCTCATCTACCGCCAAGTTTATGTCTAGGCCGAACTGATGGTAGTAATCCCTAGCAGCCCCTAGCGTAATAAGGCTAGTTTCTTCAGGCGCCTTTTCTGTATCATACCTTTCTACGAACGAGGCCACTTCCAGGTCCCTGGACGGGAGGACTATGTTATAGGTCCTTGGGGGGGGCTCATCAGGCGAGCCTGGGGTTGAAAAAAAGAGGTTCTCTCTAACGCTGCTTGAAGGTAATTTTGCATTAACCGTATCGGAAAAATCTGCATTTAAAACCTCAAATTGGTCATCAGTCCATTTAGAATAACCTAGATAGGTATCGTGTGCGGCTAGCAACTGTAGGAGAACCTCCTGCATAAGAACGCTAGGAAGCTTAAGCTTGTTACCGAACCCTGCTAAAGAGAACTCGAATAATCGCTCCTTTTCAACAAAATCGGGGTTAGCGTAATAAAGCTCCCACAGATTAATAAGAGTTAACGTTATTATTTTATCACCCTTATCAGATATCTGATACCCCATATCCAACAGCCTAAACTTATGGATATGAGATAGAGCGTTTACGTCCGCAAACCCCGTAGAAGCCGAGTGAACCCCAAGATTTGGAATTGATTGATACCCCCATCTGACGTAGAAATCAGCGACTTCCTTAACCTGTGCTTCTAGCTCCTCTATAGGAAGTGCTCTGGCCTGTGATGTCCAAGAACGGGGAGACAAAGCAGCATACCACGAAAATAACTTATCCTCGATAGCAACCGAAGGATTAATCATTACAAGCTTACCGAGCCCATTATTGGTGGAGTCGAAGCTGTAGTCCCAACTTAAAAAAGTATTCTTTAAGTCTAGAGGGTCTTGGTACTTCGAAAAGGCACCACTCTCAACATCCACTTCATCCCTATTAAAAGAGACAAGTAGACTAGGCGGAGAGGTCCCTCTATAACCAGCATAACTTTCCATTGTTCTATATTATAGGAATTTTTATCTGCTTTCCTGCAGGTAATTCTGTGTTAGGGTCAATTATACTATTTGCAGTACATATTAACCACCACAAATCAACGGACCCGTACGCAGCGAAAGCGATAATATCTGGCCTGAACTCCATATTGGTAGGAATTATAGCTACATTATACGAAGTGGTCCCTAAACCTTCAACCAAGAACTCTTTCCACTGCTTAGAGCTAACTAAGTTCTTAAAAGGAAGACTGCGATGCGTTGTATTTAAAGCATCGTAAGTGTTAAACCGAGAGGGGCGGAGAGAGGGCATGATTAAGAAGGGTGCCTCTTACCTGCGAAGCGGTCATTGTTAATAGAGCCGTCTTGAAAATTAAGCTCTATGATGCTGGATGAGTTTTTAACATCACCCTTAATATTACCGTGATGACTTCCGTGGGTCTGCCTAAACTCCTCCATATCTAAAGTAAACTTTACCTGCCTCGGGAGCAAGGTTCTTACCTCGTACCCAGCCTGAGTACTGTAGTCAATATTCATAGAAGTTATAATAAAAGGAGCTTCATTAAACACAGTACCGTGCCTAAAACGTACTATGGGAGGGCCTACGGCTGCTCCGCCGTCTAAACCTGTTACGTCATCTCCGACGACAGAGGCTCTCAAAGTGTCAATAACGAACTGAGTATAATACGTGGCGACTGCGTCGGGGACATTCGCATCTGGATTAAGAGACCATGCATTAACTAGCATTTGAAGAAATGTACCATTACCCTGTGACTCCACGTTAATCCCAGGAACG